GTTTGCCGCATAGCGACTTCACTTTTGAGGGTGAAGTCTGCAATGCGGCGCACACGTCATCAATGGTTAAGATTTCAGAATGGGATGCTGTCATCAAGCGGCCCATCTGGTAAAGGTGTTGCAGACTGCGGCGCTGCATCTTGTGCAACACGCTTGTCTTCGATCTTGCCGGATAAATATTTACCGACGCCATCTTTTTCTTTTGCCCAGAACGCAATGCGGCGCTCCTTGTACGGGCCTGAGAACAACGGCTTGTTGCCATCGGTGTTCTCATTCTCAAACAACGTGCCGACTTTCTCGTACACATCACGGATGATGCGTCCGTCTGGCAGTGTTGATTTGGTAATGATGACACGCGACTCATTGCCGTTGTCATTGACTGGGCCTGTCAGTATTGCCTGTTCGTTATTACGAAATGCAAATGCTGACACGCTGTCAGTTGGGTCGTACTGTCCGTCCATTATGCGACTCTCCTTTTGCTAACTGTTTTTACCCACAACCCAATTTTATTGTCTGCCATTTTGCGTTGGATCATACTGCGAGTGCCTTCAGTCAGACGAAGCATTGCGTTTGTTAAACAATCTGCTTCCTTCTGATTTTCAGCAACGATGTGATCTCCAAGCGCAAGGTCGAGCATCCATTTGTATTTGCTCACACCTTTTGTTCTGCCTTGTGACCATTTTGGTGCGGGTATAGGTACGTTCTTATGAACGATGTATGATTTTGACATTTTAGAAATCTCCTTTTTCAATGCCAGTGCGAAGTGTTTGCTTGCCGCCGGATAATGCAGCGTTGCCGTCATCTTCCTCGGAAGCTATGCCGAACAGTGCTTGTAGTCCGTACCGTTTGGCATAGGTAATGCCGGAACCCATCGATTGCGGGTTAGTGGCATCTTTAACTTTAATAAGAGTGCGGGCTTTCACAGTGTCGCCGCTCTCATGCATCATGATTGTCTCAATGAAATCAACAACGCCGCCTTGTTCTGTAATTAAGAAGTCGTTGCGTTGTGCGAATGTAATGCCGAACTCTGCTGCGCTGCCCACGCATTCGATCACATCTTCCAGCGTTGAGAACTTGCTGCGGAAGTGTGGGTTCGATCCGTTCTTGGGGCAGACGGGCTTTGTTTTATGCCAAGCAATTAGAGCTTGTGCCATTGTGCCAGTTGGTTTTGATGTGTTAGTGTTTGTTGTCATTGGATGAATCTCCTTGTCCATGACTAGTGCGAAGCAGGGTGATTTGTTTGAAGCGAGTCACCCTGTTTTTTTAGTTTGTAAACTGCCCATTTCTTTTCGCCATCACCATCGAATGTACGCTCGATGTCGTGGCCTTGGGCGCGAAGGTCATGTATGCGTGAGGCTAGTCTGAAGCAGCCATATCTATTGAGTGCTTCCATTGGTGTGATCATCTTGCCCTCGTTCAAGTGAGCCAAGATAGTTTGTGTTTGATTAGCTAACCGCATTCTGGATCTCCTTTGTTACCATGCGAATAGAACCGTTGGCTGCGCGGCGCATTGCAAAGTCAGCGCAATACATCTCGCGGCAGTTGGATGGCATCATTTCTTTAAGACGCTTCTTAGCTTTCTCATGTGCAGCTGCTTTGTCTTTTGTAATTGTAAAGACCTCTGCGTCTGCCATGAATTGATTGTTGGTTGAAGCATCGATGGCAATCATGCTGTTGATAGGCACGGCGTCCATGCTGGGCAGTACGATGTCAAGGATGCCACGATCAGGCTCCATGTCATCTTTGACGTATGACCAGAACTTGATGATCTCTTGCAGCATGTCGTTTTGATAATGTCCGTCAGCCTCTACGATAGTGTGTTCGCGTGAGCGGTTGCCGAAGATGCAAGAAAACACCATGCGGTTGATCTGAGTTACCATCATGTAGAATTGAAGTTGCGGCATATAGCGTTCCAGCTGCTTGCCCATATTCTGGCGCTCGTTGGTGTGCTTGCATTCAACACCGATAGCACCGTACATGCCATCGAGTGTGGCGCGACATGGTACATATTCGATCTCACGCTCGTGTTGAAACTGGCGTGTGATCTTGACGTTCAACTGTTCTTCAAGTTCTTGGATATGAAACTCTTCGGTGTAGGTGCCAAGGCGCACAGCGAAGATGTCAGATAAATCATCAGGCTCGACACGCCCAGTCTTCTCAAGCCACAGGTCGTGCCACTCACCATTCATGATGCGGTAGCAATCACTGCCACCAATAAATCCCATGCGTTTATGCATATTCGTTCTCCTCTCTCTATATATATAGTGCATTAATGCAGTAGTATCAACCTACTTTGTGCATTTTTGCAGTGTTTCAAGCATGTTTTTACGAGTTCGTATTAGTCTTTCGTAATGCTTGTTGAACTCTGCAAAGGCAGGCCAGAAGGTTTGCTTCTTAGCGATGGTGTCTAGCACCTTTACAAAGATGTCTGCCGGCCAGTCGCGCATCTGGTTGGCGTATAGCTTGCAGCGCATGGCTGCATCTTGTGATGACTCGCCTGATGGCTTGACCATTAGCATCATTGTAGTCAGCAGCGACTTCTCCATGTCCGCTATTGGCATTGCTGACATAGACATTGTAACAGTTTGAATGGCAGCATTGATGTCAGGGGAAATCTTTTTTGAAAAAATAATTTCGAACCCACGATCTACAAAGTAAGGGTCGCCATCAGTTGGGAAACGCCAGTCACCCTTGTCCCTCAGACAGATCCCGTGCTGCGTCAGAGAAGAAAGAACCGCTATGTCTGTTGCTTGCGGTTCGTTTTCTACCAGACGAGCGACCGCCGCTGATCGTTGTGAAGGCGTTAGCATTACTGCACCAGACTCTGTATCGTGCATCCCAGTTGGCTTGGACTCTGCCATCTGCTTCCCAGTAATTTCTAAATTTAACTTGCTCAGTGTCATGATCGATCTCCTCACTGATTGAATTGCGCAGCGCATTACTAGCTACCCAGTCGTGCGGTATTGGGTATCTATTGTTATTAGGTTTACTTACTGGTTCGGGTCTACCTGCTAGACTAGTTTGGTCTAGCTGGTTGACTAGTAAGGTATAGGTGTTAGACCGCCGCTTGTTTTTGTCACGGTGTATGAAACCGTTACGTTCAAGGTAGTCTATTTTGTTGACTACTGTTTGACGGGACAGATGTGTGACCTTTTGTATGCGTGTGATAGAAGGCCAGCATTCTCCTGACTCGGTGTTTGCATGCTCTGCGATAACAAGCAACACGAGTTTGGCTAGTGCATCACCGACATCGGTTTTGTACACTGCGCCCATTAGTGCGAAAGACATTATTTCTTACTCCATAGCTGCTCCACAATGTGATCGGGTATAATCATTACCCACTTCGGATTGGTGCCATTGCCCCGCTTGAACAGGGCAACGTCACGATTATTTAGAACTGTGAATGGTGACGGGAAGCCGGATGACTTCCTGTATTTGACTTCGGCTACCAGTCGGTGTCCGTTGATCTCGATGATAAGGTCGCCAGAATACTCTCCTCCCAAGCTGCCGCTGAGAGGTTGCTTTTTGACTTTGATCTTCCAGTCTTTGAATAGCTTGACGAAGAAGTTTTCGTGGTAGTTTCCTTTTGCGCGAGCTTTGCTTGCCATGTGTCCCTCTCGTAGCAGTCAATGCAGACAACGTAGTAATCAGCAGGTTCGATAGACTTCAAAGGGCAGACGTAATACTGGTGCTTCACGTCACATACATCGCAGATTGCTGGCCTACCCCTGTTGATTTTTCTTGATTTCAACTTCACATTCCAATGCTTGCAGCCAACACAAGAACAAGAACCCAGAGGGCAGACGTTTGAATTGCTCCCATTTATGAATCAGACTTGAAGCGCAGCCGATGCGGTGGGCTAGTGCCTCTTGAGAGAGATCTTGCCTGTGTCGCTCTTCAACTAAGCGAGTGACAATCATCTGCCAGTTGGGGTCAATCACGACTGGCTGCTTGAGATGCGTGAAGCATTTCAATGGCTTGCAATACCTTTAATGCAGTTACAAATCTCATGTCATTGCGCTGCTGCGCTCTATAAAATGTGCTGGATGGTATACCCGCGTGATCAAATGCAGTGCGTAGATCTACGCTGTGGTTCACAGCAATTTTATTTAATGTTTGAAAATAACTATCCATAGATTTGTTGTACTGCATTTATGCAGGTTGTGCAAGAGCTGCACATGTGCAATACTGCATTAGTAATGGATGACTACATAGCAGGTCTGCGGTACTACTGTATTTATGCAGGAGAGTCCCGTGGAAGAAATAGAAAGAAGAACCATCCGTGTATGGATGCGTCAGGTGATGAACGAAAAGAAGTTCTCAGCTAACCAATGGGCTACGCTCGCTGGTACATCACCGACAAACATAACAAGGTTCTTGAATTCAGATAGCAAATTCCTGCCGTCTGCTAGAACATTAGCTAAATTGGCTAAAGTAGCTGGTTCATCCCCACAGTTTTTAAACAGTGCGCAGCATGTAAAAAAAATCGAAGTGCGTAATGTTAAAGGGGATGTTGTTGATATGATTAATGTTGATGATCCTACTCTGCAAGCCTACAAGTTAGGTGTTGTTACTGGCTATAGTATGGGCGGGGTCATGTCCTACTCTTATGTTGTGGTTCGCCCTGTTAATAAAGAATACAAAGACGGTGACGTTTTGCTTATTGAGGATGAAGATTACGGCTTGCTTGTTGGTGAAGTGCTTGGTGATTACATTATTCACAAATCATCAACACGCATGGTTCCAAGCAAGCCGCTTTTAGATCAGGTTATTGTCGGTGTAGTTACACAAGTCATAGCAAAATTTGACTAAGCATAGTTAGCACGATACTCCTGTTCTAGTTCCCAGTCACACTCGTCTGTGATCTGCGGAATAAACAGGGGTGAACGAACACGCATCCAAGTTGCTGCGTCATCAGGAAGAGTGTCATCTTGTATGGCACTCTTCTCTTTTATATATGGACACTCGGCATTGGAATGGATGTTGATTGTATGTTTGACACCAAGCTGATCAACGATCTCAAGCACAAGTGATGTGCTGTCGTGCATAACATAACGCTGAATGCTGATGCCGTTTGCACCAGCAGATAAAGATAATTTCATAACTGTCTCCATGATTAGTGCGAAAGATAAGAGGGGCAGGTGTTCGGAA